GGTGGCGTAGACGGAACTGTTGGTGTTGCTGGACGTCCAGTAGTTGATGCTACTTATGTGTATTTCTGCGTTGCAGACAATACCGTATCAGGGCAAAATTGGCGCCGTGTTTCTCTTGGTTCCGTTTATTAAAGGAGGATCTTGGCAGACTATGTATGACAATTAAAAATTAATTAAGGAGGTGATGCGTAGTGCCAAATACACTTGGTGATCGTTTGCGACATGCATGGAATGCCATCCGATACGGTGAATCCAATCAAGCATATACAAACATTGGACCCGCATATAGTACGAGACAGGATTTGTATCATCTAAGATTTGGAACAGAAAATTCAATCATTTCTTCTGTTTATACTAGAATTGGTATAGATGTAGCTTCAATCCCCATTCAGCATGTTCGTCTGGATAAGGATGGAAGATATTCTGAAACTATCGAATCTGGTCTTAATAATTGCCTTACACTAGAAGCAAATATTGATCAAACCGGTCGTGGATTTATACAAGATGTTGTAATGTCTATGTGTGATGAAGGTGTTGTGGCTATAGTACCGGTTGATACCACTTTGAATCCTGTGATTACTGGTTCTTATGATATTACAACAATGCGAACGGCAAAGATTATTGGTTGGCATCCAAAACATGTACGTCTTAATGTTTATAACGATGAAACCGGACATAAACAAGATATTACACTTCCTAAATCTATGGTTGCTATTGTTGAAAACCCGCTTTATTCGGTAATGAATGAACCAAATTCCACTTTACAGCGTCTTATAACAAAACTAAATCTTTTAGATGTGATAGATGGTCAAAGTGGATCAGGTAAGTTAGATTTAATTATTCAACTACCGTATGTAATTAAAACAGCGGCGAGGCAACAACAAGCTGAAAATAGAAGAAAAGACATTGAGACCCAGTTAAAAGATTCAAAGTATGGTATTGCTTACACTGATGGAACAGAAAAGGTTACCCAATTGAATAGACCTGCAGAGAATAATCTAATGGGACAGATTGAGTTCTTAACGAGTATGCTTTATAGCCAGTTAGGTCTAACGAAAGCTGTCTTTGATGGTACTGCAGATGAGAAAGAAATGATAAACTATTATAATCGTTCAATTGAACCTATTCTTGCCGCGGTTGTAGATGGAATGAAACGTGTTTTCATAACAAAGACTGGTCGGACACAAGGTCAATCTATTATGGCACTTAGGGATCCGTTTAAACTTGTCCCAGTTAGTCAGATGGCTGACATAGCGGATAAGTTTACTAGGAATGAGATTCTATCATCTAATGAGATACGTCAGATTGTTGGACGTAAACCTAGTGGTGATACGAATGCTGATGCATTACGTAATAAGAATCTTAATCAACCCATACCAAAACCAGAAGTAGCGGCTGAGCCAAAGCCAGTAGAATCCGATCCAAACCCGATTAACGATCTAGTTAATACTAGTCAAAATGGAAGGAGTTTTTAAATAATGAGTAAATCTAAATACGATTTTGGTGGCTATGCTACTAAAAACGATCTTACCTGCACTGATGGAAGGGTAATTCTTAAAGATGCATTTAAGAAGAACGATGGTCAAGTAGTTCCATTAGTTTGGCAACATCAACATAACGAACCGTCTAACGTTCTTGGTCACGCATTACTTGAAAATCGCGAAGATGGAGTATATGCGTATTGTACTTTTAATGAAACTGAGAATGGAAAGAATGGAAAAATGCTTGTAGAGCACGGTGATGTATCATTCTTATCGATCTTCGCTAATCAATTAGAAGAGAAAGCTAAGAAGGTTATTCATGGTATGATCCGTGAAGTTAGTCTTGTTATGGCTGGTGCAAATCCTGGAGCGGTTATTGATAATTTAGCTTTTGAACATACCGATGGTAGTATTGACATGGACGAAGCAGAAGCAATTATTTATACTGGTTCAGGAATCGAAATGAAAAAGAAAGAGGAAGAGAAACCAGTGGAGAAACCAGTGGAGAAACCAGTGGAGAAACCAGTGGAGAAACAAACTAATTCTATTGAACATGCTGCTGAGGATGAAACTATCGAGGATGTCTTTAATACTCTCGATGAAAAGCAGAAGACTGCAGTTTATGCCATTATAGGTGCTGTACTTGATAGCGAAACACCCGCAGAAGATACTTCTGCACAACATTCTGACAAATCTAAAGACAATTTTACTGACGAAGGAGATAATAATATAATGAAAAACAATGTTTTTGACGGATCGGTATCTCAGAATAATCGTGTTTATCTTACTCACGACCAATTTGCGGAAGTTACAGCGGATGCTTTTAAATATGGAACGATCAAGCAGTCTCTTCTTGCTCATGCTGGAAGTTATGGGATTGACAACATCGATTACTTGTTTCCCGATGCCCATCTTTTAGCGGATTCACCAGCTTTTCTTCAGCGTGAAACTACTTGGGTTGCTCCTGTTCTTAACGGAACTCGCCACACTCCATTTTCTCGTATTAAGAGTGTTTATGCGGACATCACTCCTGACACTGCTAGGGCTATGGGTTATGTTACTGGTGCTCAGAAGCACGACGAAGTATTTGGTTTGCTAAAGCGAACCACCACCCCAACCACGATTTACAAGAAGCAAAAACTTGATCGGAATGATATTGTTGATATTACTGATCTAGATGTGGTTGCTTGGCTGAAGGCTGAAATGCGTGTAATGCTTGATGAGGAAATTGCTCGTGCAGTATTGGTTGGCGATGGTCGTAATGCCATGTCAGAAGATAAGATTGATGAAACTTGCATTCGCCCAATTTGGAAAGATGATGTACTTTATTCTCATAAGTTGCAACTGCCAGCGACTGATGATCTGCCTGCAGAGGTTATGGACAAGGTTGTTCTAGGACGTACTAATTACAAAGGTTCCGGAAGCCCAACTTTGTTCACGAGCCCCAGTTTCTTGACTTCGATGCTCCTGATCAAAGATAGTCTTGGTTATCGTGTTTACAAGACAGAAGCTGATCTTGCTGCTGCTCTTCGTGTTTCCAAGATTGTTGAAGTTCCTATCATGGAAGGTTTGCATCGTACTGATACTCTTGAGTATGATCTTCTTGGCATCATCGTTAATCTCTTCGATTACACGATCGGTGCTGATAAGGGTGGTGCTATTGGTATGTTCGATGATTTCGATATCGACTACAATCAGTACAAGTACCTGATCGAAACCCGCTGCTCTGGCGCTTTGACTATTCCTAAGTCGGCTCTTGTTATCGAGCGCGCACAGGCGTAATGATTTAAAGGAGCTCTAACATGGCAAAGTTTCACGGAATAGTTGGATACGTTAAAGTTGAAGAAAGCGAAACTGCGCCAGGAGTGTATAGCGAAGTAGTTACGGAGCGTCCATGCAGTGGAGATATCCTTCGTAATACGAGACGTTGGGAAAATGGCGATAGAGTTAACGATAATTTAACTATTGATAACCGTTTTAGTATTATTGTTGATGAATTCGCCATTAGTAATATTCATACTATACGATATTTAAAAGTAATGGGGTCTTCTTGGAAGATAACATCGTTTGAAATCCAGAGACCCCGTATCATTTTAACAGTTGGAGGGGTGTATAATGGGAACTAGAGCCAATTTGCAGACATTTCTCGAAACACTATTGGGTTCTAGAAATGTATATTTCCAGCCCCCTCCAACTTTACAAATGCAATATCCGTGTATTGTCTATAATTTAGATAATATGGATATAAAATTTGCTAATAATTATCCGTATAAAATCGAAAAACGTTATTCGTTAACGGTTATAGATGCGAATCCTGATAGTTTAATTCCTGACAAAATCGCTTTACTACAGAAATGCATGTTTGATAGGCATTTTGTTACTGAGAACCTTAATCATAATGTTTTTATAATTTATTTCTGAAAGGATAAAATAAAATGACTCGACTTGTTTGGGATGATACTGGTAAACGTTTTTTTGAAACCGGTATTGATAAGGCTGTTCTATATGTTATGGATAGTGGCGGCGCATATCCTTTAGGTGTTCCGTGGAATGGTATAACCGCCGTTACTGAGAGTCCCGGTGGCGCTGAAGCATCACCACTCTACGCCGATAATATTAAGTATTTGACTTTAATGTCAGCTGAAACATTTGCGGCGACGCTTGAGGCTTATACTTATCCAGATGCATTTGTAGAGTGTGATGGATCGGCTGCACTTCATCCTGGTTTATTTGTTGCCCAACAGACTCGAAAGCAATTTGGTTTGGTTTATCGGACTAAATTAGGTAATGATGTTGGTGGACAGGATCTTGGTTATAAACTTCATTTAATTTATGGTTGTTTAGCCTCTCCGTCAGAAAAAGCATACGCTTCTATTAATGAATCACCAGAAGCTATTACTTTTAGTTGGGAAATTTCTACTACTCCAGTACTTGTTACTGGTTTTACCCCAACGTCTCTGCTTATTGTTGATTCGACTAAATCGACTGTGAATGGACTCGCTGCTCTTAACGATAAGTTATTTGGTGATGCCAGTGCTGGTGTTGCTGCTCTTCCACTTCCTGATGCCGTTCATATTCTTCTAGCAACGACGTAAAGTTTTTAATTAGAGGAGCCCTGGAGTATCTAATATTCCAGGGTTCCTTTATTATAATTTGTGTTCAATTCAAACTAATTAAGATATTGAAAGGAGATTATTATGCTTAAAAAGACGATCGCTTATACAGATTTTGATGGGAATGAACGAAGTGAAACTTTTTATTTCAACCTTACTCAGGCTGAAATTGCTGAGATGGAACTCTCAACAAAAGGTGGTCTCGCCACTAAGATTAATACTATTATTGAAGATCAGGATAATGAAACTATTATCAAAATGTTCAAAGATATTATTGGTAAAGCATATGGCGAGAAATCCGCAGATGGTAAATTCTTTGTAAAGAACGATCAAATTCGGGATGCCTTTATGTCAACCTTA